TCTTTCCGATCAGTCTGTCGCTTGCTTTCCCGTCATTTGTTCTCATTGCTAACTTCTGGTATTTATTTGCATTCATCGCTCTCATCCTCTTTTCTTTCTCTTAAGCATTGTTCCAGGGATTTATTCTTCACTCTAAGGCGTAAAATTTCCATGGTGGTCTTATCAATATATTCATATATGGCTTTCTCATAAGCTTCTTCCTCTGCTGCACAAGTGAATAATGCCACGAATATAACTGCCCCAAACAAAGCAAATACGCCGATAACATCAATTACCATATTGTGAAATGGTAAGCACATCATATTCGCATTCAAAGCCCCACAAACCACTGCAATTGCAGTGTATATGTATTTCTTCATCGTTTAGTCCTCCACTAATTCAAATCTATATTTCTGCTGCACATTTGGATATTTCACATGGTCAACCTCGCTCACGAACATTCCGTAAGGCCTGTTCCAGATAGCTCCATCCTCGCATTCGTATACTACATAGAATTGTCCAGGTGCTTCGGTGTCCTGGCTGATTGCAATTACCTTAACAGTATGTCCCTTAAAATGCCTGTAAGTCTTCCCAATTTCTACTTTTCTATCGGTTTCTACTGGGACTTTTCTCTTGAAGTATTTCTCACAATCTGCAAGGTCGCAGTTGTCGTAATTCAAAGGGCTTTCGTCGTCCCATTCTCCAATATCTGATTCTTCTACATGGATATGCTGATTTATCATTCCATCAAAGCCAGAGCTAACTTCTGCAATAACTTCATCTACATTGGAACCTCCGTTAACATCCACTATGTATCCACTTACTTTAAATATCTTCGCCATGTTTATTCTCACCTTTCTTTAATGATTCTACCTATCCGTTTCGATTATCTTAATTCAAAATATCTAATAACCTCTCCACTATTAATTTTCTCATCTATATCTTTTAAAGCATCGTCTACACTTTCAAACTTGCATGGGCATATATGTTCTTTCGTAAGATTTATAAAAGAATATGTGCCATCTAATTTATTTTTCATAATCGTTACGACAACTTCATCTTTCAGTCGTTCCACCAACCATCTTCTCATTCCACTTCCTCCAATAATTCTGGATTATCAAATACATTGCCGACTACAACAATCTTGTTTCTCCAATAACCAAGTTCGTTCCTGAGCAAATATTCTTTCGGAAATGTAACAAAGAATCCTTGATTATACTTACCAATCTGCCAATTGCTTTCATGCAATCCGAACTTTACTTCACCGCAAACCTCGCCATATCTTACAATATCTCCCTCAAAGATTTTCTTTCCGTTCTTGTCGGTTAGTCCTGTGTACTGGCAAATGGTATCTTCATCAACCAGAAATTCACCCTCGAGACTTTTATCGTAAATATAATCCTTATCACTAAGATAGCCATGCACCCATGTTCCATTAAGATGTTCGTTACTATCCATTGCATGAATATGTTTCCCTCTAAAAAGTATTTCTCTATTCATATTCTCCATCTCTTCCACCCTCTCTACCAGCAACCCATATCGTGTCTATCACCAATTGCGTTCGGATTTATCATGTATGATCGTTTTAATTCCGATTCATCCAATTGTTGTTTTAATCGACTTACTTTTTTCTTTAGTTCCATGTTTTCGTTTAGTACTGCCATGAGCTTACAGTTATCACGTTGTTCACATTTTGTGTCTTCGGAGTAATTTTCGCACATTAGACATAACTCTTTTTCAGTCATCCCTTCCACCTCGTTTCACAATTTCAATGGCTCTATCCAGTCTATCTCCGTATCCGTCATAATACTGGCACGTATCCGCATCAATCAGTCTTCCCATCTTCTGCCCTCCTGTTCCATTCCTCAACAGCCTTATCTCTTTCATCTTCGATTATTACGAAATCGCCATTTCTGAAAGTTATCTCCACACCATAGATATGTGATGAATTCATTCCACAATTTCTGCATCTAATGTTAAACCGATACTTGAAATTTTCACCGTTCGTTCCAGTTGTATTTGTTCTAAATTCTGCTTTCTTACCGCAGAATGGACACGGCTTTAATCTTTCACTATATTTCATCTCTTTATTCTCCCTTGTATGGTTCCGGCAACGGCATCCATGCAACACAGTTATACATTTCTTGTCCATCATCGCCATATGCCATATATCCCACTTCGTCTTCACACAGAAGCCCAACTAACATATTTCCTCTATCATCGCAACAAAGTACGGTACCTTTTGGCATTCTTTCATTACATGGAATCCAGTCGCTTTCTCTTTCTACTAATTCAAAATATTTTTCTCTATATTCAAGAGCAACGTCCAAACGATAAGAGCTATATCCAATGTGATAGTAGTTATCGCCCACTTCTCTATACATATTCTCATAATACGGTCTATCTCAACGCACAGTTACTATAGTATCAATGCTGTCTACTTTTATCTTTTCCTGTTCTTTATTTTCCGTTGGTGCATATGTATTATCCATGCTACTCTCCTTTCTCACTCAGTTCTTTTATTTTCTCGTCATATTCTTTGGCTGGAACGATTATGGCGCACAATCTAACATCGTTTCTATCCACGCCGTGATTTTTGAAATGGCAATCTCTTTTTAGGTTTACATACTTATCGCCGACACAATATGCAAAATCTATCCGGCAGAACGGGTTCTCTTCTATTATGTAATTCTCGATAACAACTCCGTCCCCATAACCTCTTAAATATTCATAATATACCCATAGAGGTTTGTTTTTGTCTCTTTCAGATACGATCTCGCCAGTGTTTCTGTCTACCCAGTACATTTAGTCCACCTCTTCATCTGCCGGGAATTGAAAAATGTTTTTCTCCGCAAACGTTTCTAAAAGTTGTTCTATTTCATCTGTTCTTCGAAAGCTCATAGCCATAGTGAGTGAGTTCATTCCGTTGTTTCTCGTTTTGCACCATGCATACCTGTTTCTGCACATTTCCATAGCCTTAATAGCTTTCTCTTCGGTGGAATAATCGGCGAGCTGAATATAATCCGAACTTCCCAAATCGTTTAATGGATATGCAACCACCGTTCTGTCAAGGCGAGCAACCACGGCTTGTTCATAAGGTATATCACAACATCCATCTTGGCTAATTATTCTCATTTTTTCTTACCTTTCTTCCGAAAATCTTTCTTGCAATATCCGGTTGAGCAGTACCCACCTCGTCCAAAACCAAATCTTTCTTTTTCTGCTTGTTTCCAATATTTACAGCTCATACATTTTGCATCTGGCTGTGTGACATTTGCTCCTATTCCGATTCTACTCATCTTCATCCTCCTTTACATAATCCGGGCATTCTTCCATGTATTCATGAAAATGTATTCTGTCGCACACACTATTGCGATTATTGCAGTATTTGTAATGCTCGCATTCTATGCAACATTTGAACCTCTGCTTTCCGTACTTTTTGCATTCATATCTGCATCCCATACGCTTTATCCTCCCAGTCAATCTCTCTTCCGCATTTGCTACAGTATTTCGGTTTTTCCTCTTCCGGCACTATATATTCCTGTCCGCAGCATGAACATTTAAAATCAATGTCTTCCGTAGAATCATCCAAGATAATCGGTCGTGTCGGAAGTTTGTGGCATTCTTTCAGTCCTTTTCGGTATCCGTCCTGATACGCTTCTTCCTTTGCAATTCTTGTCTCTCTTTCCTCTACTGCTATATACGTACATAAGAGAATAATCATAACAATGCAATATGCCAATCTCATAAGTTTTTTCTCTCCCTTTTAGCTCCACGATACTTCTGGTTCTGCTTCAACCTCGATATCATCATCATACATATCCATAACATCCGTGATATCACAGAACGCCCTGTCTAATCTCATCATGAAAATGTCAAACTTATCTACATATCTTAATGAATTAAGATCAATTTCACCTCTAAATGATGTAATGCGGAATCTGCCATGCAGTTTTGATTCATGAAGATGAATTTTCTTTGTGAGATTCTCGTCTTCATAGCATTTGAACAATAAGTCGCAATATCTTCTACCAAACATAGAATCTCTCATTTCGACTGTTACATCGGCCGTAACATTCTGATATGACGGCGTTTCATCTACATTTATTTCAAGTTTTGATGTATCAACACTCTCGCTGACATATTCCTTGTATTTTTCGAACACTTCTTTTAAGCTGATTGTATCTTTATCCGGCTCTGTCATAAGACTCTTGAAGTTTCCTAAGATTTCTTTGTTGTCAATCAGATTTGTGCTGTTAATAATTTCCGTGAGAACTGCATCGAGTTTCACTGTATATTCGTCCAGATTTACTCTTTCGATTACCGGTGTCATTACTTCTTTTACTTTCTCATCTATAATCTTCTTTGCTTCACCTTTCCAGTTGAACTGATCTTCAATACTGCTTTTCAGTGCTTTTGTTACGGCATCGGATACAAGCTCTTCAACTGTTCCGTCATTCAATTTATCTGTTACTGCTTTCGCTATTCTTTCTTCAAATGTACTCATAATTCGTTCCTTTCTCCCTATTCAATTCCAGATATGTATCGGTCTACCAGTTTTCCGTTAACATATTTTTCTGTTACTTCTACAGTCACAGAATCTCCTTTTTGACTGTCTGCAAAACTCGGTCCATTCATCATTCCGCTTGCATAATCGTCTTCCTCATAAGTCAGTCCGTCATATTCGACCTTTATTTCCCACTGCCATCTTGGAACATATGCGAACCACTTTCTCATATCTATGTAAGTAATAACCGCATCTGCATTTTCATAAGAGTATCTAATTTCGTCCCTGGTTTCTGTCGAATTACTATCAGCGCACCCAGTTAAGCAGATGCACAGCAGAATCAAACATATTATTTTCTTCAATTTTTCACCTCTTCCCCTTAAAAAAGCGTATAAAAATACCAACCACCGAATATTGATGGTTGGTAAAATACTTACAGTTATCTGCCTCGATTTTCCAAATGGTGCTCTAACCAGTAACTCCTATATCTTTTTATTTGTTTTGTCAGCTCTTTTATATCATCTTCACTAAAATTGAATTTGGCAAACTCTTCTTTTGCGTGAACATTACTCTTCGTCTCCGAACGCCTTGCTTCGCTCGATAATTTATGAAATATTCTCCAAGCTTCTTCATCTGTTACACCGTTTTTTAAACTTGCTTCAAAGTTTTTATATCTCGATTCCAATAACCCACTTCTTCCGTCACACTCCACGCACACATTAACTCCAAAAGCATAATATTTTTCGTTTATGCGGTAAATAAATGGATGCTGTTTAAAAAGTTTATCAATATAATCCATAACTGCATTTCCTCCCGTACACTTTATACGGAAATTATACCATTCCAACCATCAATATTCAATTGTCAAGGTGCTGTTAGCTGCTATTTTTAGCTGCTACTCTATTTTTCTTTGTACTTCTCCAAAATCTCTGTAATTGCTTTCATGTGTTCCGCTACTTCCGGCAAATCTTCATCACTGATTCTGTCCATGCCTTTTCTTTTGAACTCATATAGTTCATATACTCCATCTCTTATCTGGCAAAATTTCTCCGCCAGCTCATTCTCTTTCTCGGCATTATAGTTATATTCATAGAATTTTTCATGCCTGTCATGGTCGCCGAATTTATCTGTCGTAATTTTTGTTCTCTTCGGCGTGATTCTGGTAATTGTTGCTGGAATGATGCGATCATGCCTAAAACTTGATATATATCCAGCTCCGACCTCTCTTGCAACACCAACCACATCCCCGACTTTCAATGTGTCTTTGTCTATCTCTTTTAATTCAATGTACAATTTCATCACCTATCCTGTATAATCTTCGAACCGTTCACACGCCATAAATGCGTATCTGGAATTTA